TCGTCTTGAAAGTGAATTACATTGTTACAAAGAAGAACTAACCAATCATAGTATTGAGAACCATAATATTTGTATGCAACATTATCTGGTCTATCATCACCAACTATAGAGTATTTTGTAAAATATGATAAATCTGTAAATATGTCTTCACGAAGAACACCTCTCCTAAAGAGGTTTTTGGTTTGAATATATGCAGATATAGTCTTATTATCTTTGAGCCTATTGACATACTCAAAGTTAGGAACATATCTAAAGTATGGTGTTGCCATTTTTAGTAACCTGTTTTGTGATCGTCATTCGTATAATCAATATCGTAAATTGGTTCAAGTTCACTAAAATTCAGAGTAAGTGTAGTTTGAACCATAGAACCATCAGTATATGTCATATATGTGTTCCCTGGTGTATAATTCACACTAACGTTAGTAAGAGCACAAGGTTTAATTTTATTTAAGTATGGATGAGTGTTGCCGTCGGCAGTATCACTACCATCCCCACTATATATGTACTCTAACTGAAATATTTTTGGTGTTTTGAGGAAGATACTTCCAGCTTTTTTAATAACTGGGGAAGAGTGCATTTTTAATAATCTAATAATTTGTCTAACCTGTTTTGCCTCTTTTTCAAATCTTGGTGCAAAATTAAATTGGAACCCAAATGATCTCAATTTTGGACCACTGAAGAGAAGTTCCATATTTGGGTTGATTGTGAGACCACTTGTTCGTGTGGCAAAAGATGTGTTTCCAATAACATATCCTGCAAGAAGTGCTGCAACACCACCTTTCTGATCTTGTCCCTCCTTAAGAAATCCTTTGGCAGTTCCAAGACTATTTCTTAAACTGTCCGCTGCTGCTTTTATTTTATCTTCAAATTCAGCTTCAGAAACACTCTTCAGTAAATTACCAACACTAGCTGTCAATGCCAACTCAATTGAATTTCCATTACTTTCTCCCCAACTTACACCATTTTGTGTTCCTAAACCATTTGTCATTGGAAGAATAATCGTTCCAAGACTTCCTTTTGTCTCTTTATATCTAGATACTGCGCGTTCATTAAATATAATTTTACCCTCATTTTTCTTGTCAATTTCACCAGTAGTCTTATCAAAAGTATCAGGATTAATAGAACTCACCCAGTCTTGGATACTTATTTTAATGTAATCATAGGTAATACCAGTAATATCTTCAACAACATCTAAGTTGGCAAGAGGATACCTTAAATTTACACTTTCAATTTTAGGTTTCGGTGTTGGTGTAGGTATATCTTTTGAATCATCTACTGCTTCAGCGGTAGTACCTCCAGTTATCTTCTGACCGTTAGCCGTTGAAGGGGATTCGACATTTTCTGGCCCGGTTTCTGCTTGATCGTCTTTTACCGTGACTGGTGGTGTTACTGCTTGTGTAGTCTGTTCTCCTTCACTATTGACTGTTAGTCCATTTTTTGGATTAGTAATACCTGGCGTATTTTGGTCAAAAAATCTTTGATTTGCGGTTGCATAGTCTACAGGACTGTCAAAATTTTCGGCATTATTTAATACATTAGCCCTAACATTATTAAAATCTTTATAATCCTTTAAATAGAATGCTCTCTCAACTTCCTCAACAGAACTTTTAGTGCCATTTTTTTTATTATATATATCTGTAAAACTCTGAGGATTATTTATTTTCCAATCATTACTTTTACCATCGCTGGATGCTAAAAAACTATCACCTCCAAGAAATTCTGTTCCTACTCCATAGACTTCTATTCTCCCAGTTTCGGTGTTTACTCTTGTTTCTGTGGTGATACCATTCCAAAGTCTATTTTGTTTAATTATTGCCATTAACTGTGGTTCATCCAGTTTAGTTATTTATCCTAAATTTTTGATAAGGTATAGACCTCATATCCTGTAATTCATTTGGATATACGACAAGTAGGTCATTATTTGCGACTTCTTGCCAGGTATAGTTTCTAAAATCTCCCCAATGGTAGTTAATACCTTTAAATCCCCACTTATAAACACCGACACATGCAATTAAAGGAAACTCATCGTATTTAATTCTTGGTGTCTTTGGTTGATATATGAATGTGTAGTATTTACCAACTTCTGGAACCAAATCTTTGGTTGTCAATATTTGCATTATTTCCAGAAACATATCATCTGGACCACCAGAAGTTCTGATCTTATCGACGAGGTTTTCTACTCTTTGTGTGTCGCTTGCCAGATAATCTTCTTGTTCCATTAGTTTTAATGCCCAACTCTATTTCCGTAATGATCTTAAATTCACAACCATTATCTAACGCAAATTCACGAGCCGCATTCCACTTTGCTTCATTGACAGCATAAGTGATACTCTCCATAATAAAAGATTTTGTCTCCCTTTGAGGTTTTGAAGGAGGCACACATTGTTTTGCAGGTTTCACCTCTACTATGTATTTTTTCGTCTTACCATCTTTGGTCTCTACTTCTACCAAACCATCAGGATAATATCTATGAACTCTATTATCCTTTGGTGAAACATAAGGAATACTAAACTCTTCTGATGCCCACTTTGTAACACTCTCTCTTCTATCACACCATCGAAAAAATTCTAATTCCCAACTACTTCTGTAAATTATATTATTGACATCACCCATATACTTTTTAGGGTTTTGGGGATGGAATCTCCCTTGATGAAATTTACTCATCCCTTATACATAGTATATAATAGTCAAGTGTATTTATAGATGGCTGGTGCATTACCTAATGGTGTAAGAACGTCAGACCTAAAGAGTAGGATAATGCATCTTGCTCAAACTTCTGTATATCAAATTAAATTAAGTCCTCCACCAGAGGTGATAGGACTCATGAACACAAGAGGTTTTAATTTTAATCTAGACTCACCGAATATTGAACTCCTATGTAATTCTGTAAGTCTTCCAGGTACAAGTCTTCAAACGGCAGAAGTGATTAATAATTATGCTGGTGTAACAGAAAAGATGGTAAATCGTCGCTCTTTTGACACCACCATGACGATGACATTTTATGTTGATAGAAACTATAAAGTGATTGATTTCTTTGAAAGTTGGATGGATTGGATTTCTAATCAAACAGACACTAGTGCATATAAGACAGAATATGCATCTTATAGAATGAATTATCCGGTCACATATAGAGGGCAGGTATTTATTAGTAAGTTTGAAAAAGATGGCTATGGAACTGCAAATAGTTATACTTTAGTTGGCGCATATCCAATATCAATTAACTCCACACCTCTTTCATATTCCGCCAGTCAAATTATGGAATATACTGTGAACTTCACATTCTTGAGATATACTAGAGAAAAACTAAGGTGGAGACAGAGTTCAAATTCATTATTGAATAATGCTAGTAGAGTAACTTCAGAAGTTCTTGCTGCATTTAATAGTACCCCAAATCTTACCAGAGCTTTGGGTGATGATGGAAGTACAACACCTGGAACCGCCAACTAAATACTAGTAACTGATTTCTTTATTAAGTCATTATGCCTTTACCAAAAATTGCAACTCCAACTTATGAGTTGACTTTACCCTCTACTAAAAAGAAAATTAAATATAGACCATTTCTTGTTAAAGAAGAAAAACTTCTGGTTCTTGCTCTTGAAAGTGATGACACAAAACAAATCACTAATGCAATCAGAGCAGTTCTAAAGAGTTGTATTGAAACCAGAGGTGTTAAAGTAGAATCACTTCCTACATTTGATATTGAATTTCTTTTCTTAAATATTAGAGGTAAGTCTGTTGGTGAAGAAGTTGAAGTAAATATTCTTGCTCCTGACGATGGTGTGACTGAAATTCCTATTACTATCTTATTGGATGAAATTGAAGTAAAGGAAGGTGAAGGCCACGATAAAAAAATTAAACTTGATGATAGTTTGATGATGGAAATGAAGTATCCGTCACTAGATGAATTTATTAAAAATAATTTTGACATTAAAGGTGAGGTTGACGTTAATAAATCATTTGAATTGATTGCAGGTTGTATCGATAAAATCTTTAGTGAAGAAGAAGTTTGGTCAACTGCAGATTGTTCAAAAAAAGAAGTTATTGACTTTTTGGAACAAATGAATTCTGTTCAATTCAAACAGATTGAAAAGTTCTTTGAGACTATGCCTAAACTTTCATATGAAGTTGAGGTTACTAATCCTAAGACTGATGTAAAAAGTACTGTCGTCTTGGAGGGCTTATCCAGTTTTTTCGCATAGGTATGATCCACATGGATCTTGAGAACTACTTCAGGTTAAATTTTGCCCTGATGCAGTATCATAAATATTCATTAACGGAGATTGAAAACATGATGCCGTGGGAGAGAGACATTTACGTAGCCCTCTTACAGCAACACTTAGAGGAAGAAGAAGAAAAAGCAAAGGCACAACAAAATGGCTAGAGATCCTCAACAACTAAGAAAAACTTACGAATCTAAGTTAGGGAAGGATCTTGTCGCCAAATTGACAGACCAACAGATTAATATTATTTCAAAATTTTATAATTCTTTAGGTAAAGAAGAACAGAGCGAGATTGATAATAAAATATTTAAGGGATATAATGATTCAGAACTCCATGAAATGGCAAAGAGTTTTGTTGAGGAGAATAGTGAAGATACAAAAAAATATGAACCAGCAGATAAGTTTATAGATGATACTCAAGAAAGACTTGATGGGGAGTTGAAGGGGACTTCTGATGGTATCTTGAGTGAGATTGATAAGCTCATTGCAGAGTATCAAGGTAAGGTAGATAGTGTCAAAAAATCATCAACCAAACTAAAAGAGAATGTAAAAGAGAAGTCTTCTGCTCTTGCGGTTATTGTTGGAAATGTTCCTCAAAAAGAAGAAGAACTTGTAGATGAAGATATTGATTCTAGAATACTAGAACTTCTTGGTATTGAAGATACCACAGGCCTGGACTATAGTGACTATAAATCTCTTCTCAAAGAGAAGATGGCCGCCGATAGAATGAATGATAATGAGGGAGATAGCGGTGATGCAGAACTTATAAGTGATGAATATAAGAGAATAAAGGGTAGTACTGGTAAGTTTAAAGTTAATTCTAAAAAAATTAATGTACAATCTTTTGTAGCAAAAACAAAACCAAGTTCTTCTGCTGTTAGTGTAACTCCTTTATTACCATCAGTAACACCACAAGAAACTGAACAACCTATTCAACCTGAGAGACAGGGGATGGATGAGACTCTTGCACTGATTGCAAGTAAGTTGAATAGTGTTGATAAGAATGTTCAACAAACTACTAGTAATCTTCAGAATAAAGATGCTGCGGAAAACGCACAGAAAAACCAGGATAGACTTACTGCAGAAAATACAGCTGCTCAAAGAAAGGAAGAGAGAATAGAGAGAGCGGCTGTTCTGGGTGGTGTAGTCGCAGGTGTGAAGAAAACTGTTAAACCATTAACTGATATGATGGGTGGTTTATTTGATTTCTTCAAGAGACTTGGATTTGCTATGTTTATTATGGAATTGTTGAAATTCCTCAAGGATCCTGCAAAATATATTAATGGTATTACCAAATGGATAAATCTACAGATTGCCAAATTGGAAATGAAGATAGAAAATTTTGTTGTTGATCAGATTATCAAACCTACGAATGATATGATAAAAGGTATTAACACAAAACTAAAAGAGTTTGTGGATGGTCTTAATCCGTTCATAGAAGAGTTCAAAAAACTTCCTGGCATGGGAAATATTCCTAATTTACCAACACCACAAATACCAATAATTGAAGAATCCATTATCAGAGATAAAGTATTCTTAGGAAGACTTCCAGAGGTAGATGATGATTTTATGAAATTTGATAAGGCACCACCTGCACCAGAACTTCCTGCACCAGGTACAACACAACCTGGAGGTGGGACTAGGGTGCAACCTCAAGAGACTTTAATGGGACAACAACCTTCTCAATCAGGAAATGGTTTAACCCCACAACAACCTTCTCAATCAGGAAATGGTTTAACCCCACAACAAAAAGCCTTTGCTGAGACTGTTAGTTATGCAGAAGGAACATCTGGTAGTGCTGGTTATAACACCTGGTTTGGCGGTCGCACTGATTTGGATCTAAGTAAACTGACGATCAATCAGGTTGTAGAGGAACAGAAGAAACGTATGAGGGAGAAAGATCCATCAGCACAATTTATAAATGGTGCAGGTCAACCTGATGCCAGTTATGCTGTTGGTAAATATCAGATGACACATCCAGAAACTTATGCCAAAGCCGCAGGCCTTAATCCGGCAGTAGATAAATTTACCCCAGAAAATCAGGATAAACTATTCTTATATGGTTACATAATGAAACAAGCCGGTGTGACAGAGGCTGAAATCAATGCTCCTGAAATGTCGGACCAGACTATTGACAAATTGGCACCAGTGTTTGCATCTTTCCCTAATCTTTTTGGTCCTGA